CCAGACTCGCCCGAACGGGTCCGGCAGCACATTCGCAGCCACCACATGATGGCCACAATGGACTTGCCGGACCCGACCTCGCCGACCAGAACGTTTCCGGATCGCAGTTGGCTCAGCGCCCGTTCCTGAAACGGTTCCAGAGTGACGGCCATTACTTGCTTACCTCCTCGGAGGATTTGAGTGTGGCCTTGAGGAGGTTGGCGAATATACCATTGTCTCTGATGCAGAATACGATTCGTTCATCCGGGTTTGAGGCCGTATCGCCGGTGACGCAGTGCTCGTGATATCGGAGGTCGACCACGATCTCGCGAATTCGTATCTCGCCGAGAGATCCGACGACCGAGTTCCATGTCGCTTCATCGGGAATATCGTAGTATTTCATTGAGTTGTTCCTTCACCAGAAATATGATCGAGGCAGAAGCCTGTAACGATTCGCTTCACGCTTTCGCCTCCTTGTTGATATGCTCACCGACGTAGTAATACTCATGGGTTATCCGCATATCGCAGAGATAAGGCCTCGGATCGTCTTTCTCGAAATATCGCTCCAGATACTTCGTCAGTACGTCAAGCTCATCTTGATCGAAGTCCCATGATGTATGCCAGTAGAAGATATGATCACCATCACTGTCGTGATGGAGCTCCTTTCCATCAAAATATCGTGATCCGAGATATCCGTTGATCCACCCTTCCATGGCGATCGAGGCATCCGGACTCAATTTGCTGCTAACGGCGATGCCGACAGATACTTCATTATTTGCTAACATGATTCATCCTTTTCTTGTATGTTTTCCGGTTTCAAGTTTGGAGTTGCAATGCCGAATATGATTCGATAATGGCAGTTGGGACACACTTTATAGTCTGATTCGATACGGCCATTGCAGTTGCCACAGCACAGCCAGTCGCCATAGAGGCCATGATAGATATAGCACGGCACACCTTTCCTAGCCTTGATCATTTCGGCGATGTCGTCGTATACCGTCAACTCCTCGACCAGTGAATTGACGATATAGGCGCTTATTAGCAACATCGTAAAGATCATCATAAAGATCGCCAGGAGCAGTAAAACAGCAATTAAGGTTTCAATCATTATTGCTCCTTAAATATCCAACGCGGTTTCGTCTTGCGGCGGATTGTCATAACGGTACGTGAACCCGAGATAGGTTGAGGATCCCGTACCATTAATGGCATTCCTGATTCGCTGGGCTACGTTCTCCACGCGTCCGTTGCTATGCCCGTGTTCGACAAGCCATCGCGCGCAGTCGGCGGTTGTCGGGAATGTCAGGTCGAGTTCGTTGATCACGGTCCGATGCTCGGTGCGAAGCGTCGGCTCGACCATACGGAACATTCTGGCGAAGTTGTCGTTGCTGAGAATGCTATCCACGGCACCGAGTAGCTCCGGCTTGACCATCCTGGCGTACTCGCGCAGCCAGAGGTTGTAGTACTGGGCGTATGGACGCTCGGGCTGATGCTTGCTGTAGGTGCTCTCGATGTCGCGTATTGCCTGGACGCTGATGCCCATCATTTCCCGACAACGATACTGCGTAAGACCGAGTAGTGTTCGCGCGGCTCGAAATTGATCAGGTGTTGGCATAATTAATCCACTTTCATGTAGAGAAGAATCGAGATCCACATCCTCGACCCTCGTGCGAATATAATTCCGTTCTCCGCATTCCGGACAGATGGCCGTGTAATTGACCCATCCGTTCCTGACAATAGGCATACTTGTCTTAAGCACGCAGAGACATTGGCAATCGACGAATTCCCGTCGTGCGTATTGCCAGATTGTTGGCATGGTTACATCACCGATTTCTCAGTTTCGACGGAATCATTCATGGTTGTCTCCTTTCGAAAATATCAGATATTCTTTGGATCAGTGATGCCGAGCAGCGTGGTCTTCTTGATCTCAACCTCCCGTTTGTCGAGGGCGATCCAATTGATGTCGCCGTTGAGGTCCGGAATGGCCTCTTTGATTTCGGAAAGCGTCGGTTTGTATGGGAAATATCGTTCGAGGGTTGTGTCTCTGGGGACGATGGAATAATCCACGGCTCCGTTGATGGTAAACTCCTCGCAATAGCCGATGGTCAATACGTAAAGTGTCGTTGTCGAGCTCATTATTCATCCTCTTTCCGACTTATCGTCTGTGAAGGAAAACCAATTTCCCTGTGAGTCCTGAAGGATCCTCTTGTTGCAGATCTTACATTTCGAGTGCATCGATGCTCCGTCAAAATCGACATGATTGTCAGGAACATGATAGTCCATGACATTGTGTATGAAATCTCGCATCGGCGATTCATTCCATCCGCGCTGAATGAAACATAACAAACAAAAGAACATCAATCCGATTACCAGAATCAGGATTATTAACAATATATTTTTTAAAAGCATGCTTACCTCCGAATATGTCGGCCTTGTAGATTCTGAATGCGCCGATTTTCGGCCCTGTGAGCCATTTTAAGGGCCCGTAGAGCGGCGAACACGATCGAAACGCTTAAAACTATGGGTATGACCAGAAGGGCCGAGAAAACGGCGATTATGGCGTTAATGAGACAGATCATCCGAACGCCTCTTTCTGGTCGTTTTGGTCTGAATATGGAACTTCTGGTCTTCCCTGACTGGTGTCCGATCCGATCCCTTCATGCAGTTCTGACATACCGCATTGACATAGATGTTTCGTCCATCACTCCATGCATGAGTCGTATCGATCCAAATATACGGATCATGATCAGACTCGCAATGAAGCTTGTGTTCGTCATGCAGCTCTTGTTTGATGGCGTCGAAGTCCGCGTCATGGATTTCCATCATCGGTCCTGCGGAAATATGATTGTCGGTCATCATTTACTCCTTTGGTTCTGTCTTGTCACGGATCCACGTCACTCCTTTGCGGATCCATGAGGGAATATGGAACAGCCAGCACAGAATCTCGGCCACGCCCAACACCACGAATGTAATGATGCCGACATAAATAGGCATCATCGAATCATCAGGAGGTAGCGTGAATAGGACAAAAAGAAATACAATACATAGTGACACGATGAGATTGATGAACAGCGCAAATTCAATCATGTCGGGGTCAATATCGTCCATGTTCGCCCTCCTGTTCAAAAGTCCATGGCTTGCGATTGTCCATTTGTCGATACTCATTCCTGGAAATATCGAATTGCGTCGATCGATTACATCGACAGCACATCACTTCACATTCATGATGATCCGGTGTGATCTCCCATGCATCGGTGATGAGCAGCGATGCTCTTGGATGGCATCTAAGATATCGTCTGGCCCGATCAAACACGCTTGTTGGCGCCATAATATGCTCCTAAAAATAAGAGGGCATGACCGACGCGCGATGGCGCCGCCCATGCCCTATGATGGAAATATGGTTTACTCGATGGACTTCAGGTCCGCATCGACCTTCTGGAAGGTCATGGTATTGAGGGCCGTATCCGGTTCGTCATTATCATAGAACTCGTCCTCGAACGGATCCTCATGCTTGGTTGCGATGAGCATCTGCAAATATGCGGTGTTGTGATCCGACATCTTACCGCGGTATGCGGAAAACGACAGATTGATGTTCTCGATGTCGGCCCAGTCCAGAATATCAACCGGGCTGAGGTCGACCTCCTCGCCCTGCACCACGGCCTTCCTATGTTCGGCCCACAGGCGCTTGTTGCCGTACTGGGTCTTGAACAGGATCTTCGGATTCCTCGTATCGGCCGGATCGTCCTTGAATTTTACGTTGACCTTGAGCAGGAGCTGGGGATCAGCGTCGATCTTCTCACGCATGCGGGGACGGAATCCCTCGTCGGTAAGGAAATCGAATTCGTCCTGAGTCAGCTCAATGTTGAAGTTGCGATTGCCCTCGTCGTTGAACTGACCTCCGTTACCGGCGAAATTCGGATAGATGAGTTTCGCCTCACGAATGCGGTACGATACACGACCACGGGAATCCACATACTTTTCGACTGCCATTGCTTTGTTCCTTTCGTTAGTTTGGTTGAAAATATCAGTTGTTATAGATAGTCACCCGTTCAACAAATGGACGGTTGTCGGTCATCCGGTCTCGAGCAATGTTCTTTTTGTTGCACCGATCGATGGCCGAGGTGATTTCATTATCGGTGATGCCTGAGTACTTGTAGAAGTTCGCCAGCGTCTGGAGGACGTCGGCGAATTCGTCGAGCATGTGCTCACGCGTGTCATGCTGTGACGCCACCATCAGCTCGGCGGCCTCCTCAAGGATTTTTTTGGCCAGCTTCTTGCCGTCTTGGAGTTCACCGTCGTTGAAGGTCTTCATTGGCGGGAATTGGATCATTGGCAATCCTTTCTGAAAAATATGGGCCCATGCGTCGGTCGCACAGGCCCATATGGTTTGATGGACAAATCAGTCGAGATTGATTCCATGATTGTCGGACTTCACGACGCGGTTCTCGAATCCAAGACCGGCGAATTCACGGAACACCCGTTTGGCGAATTCCCTTCGGCTCATGTCCTTGTGTTCGAACCTGAGATCGAGAATATACCAGACGAGCGCACCGATGCATGCGCCGATCAGGATGAGGGCCACGACCTGATAGTCGAGCAGTTCAATAGTCATCGTTATTCCTTTCCTATGAATATCCTTCATTATAAGCGATGACCTTGTCGCGAATCAATCACTCATGGCCGCGATGCGCATGACATCCATCATCGACTTGTTGCGGCCGATGTTGTATCCGACGTAGAAAATGGCACCGGCGGCCACGAGCAGCGCTTCCGGATGTTGTTCGATGAAGTCCATGACAGTGCTTCCCGCCTTGTTGATCTCGTCGTTGACATTAATGGTCTTGTCCTCCATGGTGGTCTCCTTCTTTGATTTGCGGAATTTCGGTGAAATATGAATGTTGAAGTCCATGATCAGTCCTTGCGCTTATGCCGGGTTATGGCGATGTCGTAGATGATTTCAATGGGACCTTCAACCATCACCTGTTTGCCGCAACCGGTGCAGATGAACACAGCAACGATCCTGTGGTCCTTGAAATATACATCATGGGGGCGAATGTCGTAGTCGCAGTCGCACCCCATGAGCTCGTTGAGTTCGTCCTCACGCATCAGTGGTCTCCTTCCGATAAGATCCAATCCGTTCGTTCCACAGTTATCGATTTCAAATGAAGATTATCGAGATTGGGAACGATCGATCCTGCAATGCGGATCGCTTCGTATGCGGATGGAGCTTTCGGCGAATAATTGCTATAGATCGTATCTTGATCGGTTTTGATGACGACACGATACATATTTATCATCATGGCCGGCCTGGCTTCCTGTTGCGAACATGGTCCATCACGGACCTGAACCGCTCGTTGGCTCCTGTGTTAAGTGCGACGAACGCGATGACCCCAACCGCAGGGACGATGATGTCCCTGATCCAGAGTCTCGCCTCTCGGGCTGTATCGATGGTGCGCTGTTTCATGGTTTGCTCCTTTCGTAAAAAATATAGGCCCATGCGTTGATGCACGGGCCTATAATGTTGATCAGTTCTTGCTCTGATCGGATTCCTTCTGGGGATCAAGATCGAGCTGGACCATCCACTTTACGGTATCCTCCAGCTGCTGGATCCGTTCGTGATCGTTCATGGTCGTCTTGTATTCCTTATAGGCTAAGGCGATGGTGATCACACCGGATGCAGCTGTGATAACCGCACTGGTGATGGTGAGCATATCTTTCTTGTCCATGGTGGACTCCTTTCATACACTATAACTCTTCATTATAGCATATGTTTATATCGCGGATACTCCGCCCACCAGATGGTCGGATGCGTCCATCGACGGGCATGACGACCGCGATGGAGTGAATTATCGATGATCCACAGCAGATATCGATACGGAGCGTCATTGACGCGTTCGTCGGTTGGTGTGATCAACCAGTCCACCAGGAGTCCGATAAGGGCAACGGCCACCATTGATAGGCATATCAAACAATTTGTCAAATTAATCATTACAGTCACCCATGTCGGAGAAGTTTGGATCATCGTCGATATCGTATTCGGCATTGGGATCGCAACCGAGTTCATTGATCGATTCCGTGATCCTCAATCCCTGTGTATAAATATCATCGCTGATTCTGCGAAGCTCGTCGTATTCGTCACGCATCCGGAGAATATGATTTTGGATCCAGGTGATGCTACTGACGATCTTCATCAGAAGAATCATTGTCGTCGCGATCGTCATTCCGATCAACGTCTTCATCTTCCGGCTCATTGTTCTCCTCCTTGTGGAACTTTTTGTAAATATCAGTGGCGTCAGACGCACCGTTCTTGGTCACCAAATTCATCTTATCAGCGGTTTTGACCATGATGAAGACGATTCGATCATCATCCTTACAGAATTCCTGCGCATCGAGAATCACTTCATCATCAGTTAACTCCTCGGCGTTGATCTGAACCGCAGGAATATCTGGATCAAAGTCAACGATACGCCAATCCTTGAGATAGGTGTTCTTTTCACAGTGATTCCTTTTGCGAATATAACGGATTAAAAAGTCAGCTCCTTGGGTCGCCAGATAACTGATGATCGTTCCGATGACCATGGCTAGAATCAGTCCGAAAATAAAGTTGATACTCATGGATGAACTCCTTTATAGTGTTTAGAAATGATGATGATCACAGAACCAGCTGATGACCAGCATGAGAGCGGCCAGAAATATAACGATGATCGCCTCGGGCCAGGTCATGCGGTCAGTTCCTTCATGAGATCGTTCGATGCCGGATTCGGTGAGGAATATGGACTACTCTCGTCGATCAGCCATTCGTACGATCCGTATTGTTCGATGGTATCGATCGCGTCATCGGCCAATCGCTCGTAATACGATCGGTCAATCTCTGAAGAAAGACCATTGTCTCGGATGACCGAGTATTCCTTCCAGCGATACCCTTTTGTTCCAGATACTGCATCATAACCCCCTCGATTGTTTTCACGAACCAATAGACCTCCTCCGCATCCCGCTTTGACGGGGGAAAAGGCCGATACTTTACCAACAAAGCTGTAATGATGCTCATCCGGTTCAAGTCCCTCATTGAAATCGAGGAAAATATTGGACTGAGCCGATTTAGTCTCTCGGAAATCCTCTAGACCGACAGGCTCTTTGGTAAACAGGGTCTTAAAGACATAAGGAACCTGGAACTGCAACCCAGTAGCGGTCCACTCACCACAGTGCTCGCCGTAGGCTGAATGAGCGATGTAGGTGGACTTATTGACGATGCACATCTTGTCATAAATGGACTCCAATTCGAAGTTGTATCCGTATTGTTTACCCATGGCGGTAACGAAGTCGATGATATCGCGGTCCACATCGGCGATCTTGATCGAATCGGTTTTGATGTGGACCACGGTGTATCCGAGTTCCTGTACCTTGTGCTTGAGCGCAATCATGAACAAGGCGCCTCGTTTGGCGACTTTGTTGTCGAGATTGCGGTTGTTCGGATTGGCAGCATCGTTGAACCGGGTGGGGAATGAGGCGCTGGTCAGGCCATAGACCGCATTGATGGCAATCTTCAGTGCCTGAGCCAGCGCCTTGGAATCCTCACCCTTGAGCACGGGTTCGAGATCTTTGATACGTTCCTCGGGAACAAACTTCCTGAAAATATCAAGGCATCGATCGAAGTCTTTATGCTTAATGGCGATACGGGCCTGTCGGATGGCGTCGAACCGTTCGGTATATGGACCGAAGAGATTCATAGCAACAATCGAACTAGGATGCATGGATGAGACGTCAAGCAGTCCGACATTGCCGAACATGCCTCCGAGATGTTCCTCTTTCTCTACCATCTATCGTCGCTCCCATGAACAAATAAGACGAGAATCACAATCGCGATGATTAGCCCTATACACGATCCGAAGATGGGCCATGCGTCTCCCATTGTGCATGCTCCTTTCCAAATATCATTAGCGGTTCATCATTGCCTTCAAGATGATGGTTATAGGCGTCGACAAGTTTCATGAGATCGATTTCATCGAGCCCTTCAGCATAGAAAGCTCGTTTCTTCGAATCTGGTTTTGTGCTGACGATACCAAGTGCCATCAAATATCCGTGAAGGAACAATCGTGATAGATAACTTCCGCTGATGTGTGATGGATGCTTGTATTTGTTTTCATTGACGAACCGAACCGGTGATTCGGAGCTCGAAACCTTACCCATTGTTTTTTACCTCCCATGGATGTGGAATATCCTTGTAATCCTGATCGACATTACCGTTCTCCATGCCATACACCCAGACATAGCCGCCTTCTCCCGGATATTCGCCCATGTACTGGGACTTCTTATCCTTGAGTGCATATCGATCAAAAGCATATCCCGGGAACATCTCGGACAGTTCGGGGAAGTTGAACTCCGGTTGCGGATGCTTGTTGTTCCCGAATATGATTTGTGCGGTATGGGTGTTGGTGGTGTCGTTGACTGTCAGGCCACTGAGCATTGCCAGCATCTGGCGTGCAGTGAAATCCTCCTTGAGGTGCTCGAACACGGCCTTGGTGGCCCTGACGTCATCCTCGCAATATGATTGCACCAACGGCCATTTGTCCTCGGGAACCGGCTGGTCCCACGGCATGCCAAGCTCGTGATGGTCGATGCCCAATTCGATCTCCCACTTCTTCAACGACTGCTTCTTGGCGGAGAAGTCGTAAATATCAGTATAGGATGCGTTATAGGCCTGACCGAACATGGCATTCTTGTTTCCGCTGACGATCCGCATCGACAGATCATACAACTGGGCGTTGTTGTATCCCATGACACCCCACGCCCAGAGAATATGATTGTCGTACTTGCGGTTGTTGAATCCCACCAGATTCTCATCGAGTAGTGTCATGATGTTCTGCCGCTGAGGATTGATCCATGTCTTGACGACATCAGAATCACTCTTCATGAAGCAGACCATGAACAGGTTCGGGAAGACCTCGACATCGAAGAAGGTAAGAATATCGGCGTTCTTTGGATCGCTTCCCTTCGGAATATCATCGGACTTGAACTTCATCTCGTTCACCAGAACGATGCAATAATCCGACCAATGCGTCGACCGCAAAGCGAAATCAAATATCTCATTGCGCATGTCGGTGACGTCGTATGGTTTACCCGACTCATACATCTCGTCCATGAGCTTCTTGATGAACTCGACGCTCGGCTTGGTCCCAGGGCAACATTCCTTGCGCAAAGCCTTCTTGATGACGTTGCGTAGATGCTGTTCGTCCTTGAGTTCCTTCTGATTGATCACAGACTTCTCTCCTTTCAACGGAAGGCCACTTGAAATATGGGAGATCTCATGATCGTTGCACAATGAGAGCAGACGCCGTAGGGACGAATTGCCTCGGAAGACCTTGATCTCGACATGGATGTCGTAAAGGTTTTTGAGTCGGGATACGTCTCCATCGTAAATATAGTGGAGGTGCAATCCCTGTCCGCTCTTGGATACCTCGGCATAGGTCGGAGGGAACTTGCGGGCCGCCTCGAGATTGGCCTGAAGCGATTTCTCGCCATCCTCTCCTCGAATATCGAAGTCGATGACGATGTGGTTTTCCGGGACCTTAACCCAATGAAGTCGACTGGTGTCGAGGTCTTTGAGTGTGGTGCTGACTTGGGCCCATTTGGCAACCGGGGATCCGCTTTCGTCGTCTCTAGCATATTGTGCAGGGCAATCATGGCAGAGTTCGTCGAATCGACTGTCCGTTTTAGCAAGTCGAAGCCACGAGACATGGTCGTCAGATGTTCGAGCATGTCGGTCAGAAGAGTCAACGATTCTCGATTCGAATTTGTCTCGCTGAAATCCATGATAGGTAACTGCCTTACTTGCTCCACGATCCATGTTCTCGAAATATGAAGCCAGTTCGAACATGAACTCGGAGCGTTTCATGACGTCGGTGATGTGGGCTTCCTCACACCATTCCTTATAGGCACGCCACAGATCGGCCAGACGCACTGGCTCATCGATGTCCATGAGGTCGATGTTGTCCTGAACGAATGTGTAAATATCATTCGTCTTGGCGATCATCTCCGTTGGACGATACTGGGAATATCGGTTGACCCCGAGCTTCCTGTAGACCTCACGACAATGATAGGCAATGGCGCCCAATTCGAATCCGATCTGCTTCATGCAGTCGAAATAATCATCCGGCGCCAATGTGTTACCAGTCGGATAAATATCAATCAGTCTCCTTGTGATGCCCGACTTGGCGTCGGTGATCTTCACCGGCTTATTCGTTGCCATGAATAACATCGTCTTCAGCGGAACGGTGTACTGTTTGACACCCTTTTCGTTGACCACGATCTTCTCATGCGCAGCGATCTGATTAAGAAGGGTGTTGTCCCACATGTGACTCAGATCGCCATCGGTCTGGATACCGATGAGTGGAGAGTTCTTGAAGGACGCGGTGCTGAATTGGTATCCCTTGCCGAGTTCCTCCGCATTGAAATATGCGATGTATCCAGGGAAGAGCATCTCGATGATATTGAGAATCGTCGACTTTCCGGTTCCTGGATCACCGTAGATGACGAACATCTTCTGGATGCGTTGAATATCATTACCGTCGACCAAGGAGCCGATGCCCCATTCGAGCTTTTCACGTTCGGACGGGGCATATAGCGTATTCATGAGCCGGTCGTATGCCGAGGTGTCTCCCTCGGATATCGCGTATTCCAGTTGCACGGTGGCATAGTCCTCGCGCTTTGGAGTGTCATTGGCGAATATGATTCGCTGATTGAGCACCGCATCACTGTCGGCCAGATTGCGCAGTCCGGAAATATACCTATTCCAGCAACCGTTGGAGGTGTTTTGCATAAGCATGCAGGTCACTTCATTACCGTCCGGAGACTCATACGAGTCAGCGAACTCCTGAATATCACGGTCGATCAGCTCGCCAAGGCGTTGAAGGTTCTGCGACCAGAGATGGCTATCCGGATCGAACACCGCATAAAACGATCCACCCTTGATGAGCAGATCGTGATACCCTCGCATCTTCGGATCGGCGAATATGGATTCATGGCCCTTTGTTGCCTTTTTGACACGCACCTGCACTTGATCCATCTTCGCCTCCTTTACATGTCGGGAATATGCTGTTCGTTGAGCCAATACTGCATCTGCCACCACCATTCGGATGGGCGGATATCCTTGTCATCATGAACGATGAAGAGTCCACCACCCGATCCGTCAGGTCGGTACTGTCGATCCATCATGATGTCGCATCGGTCCTGAATATAACACTCCGGATCTCTCTGGTCGAGAAACCAGTCATCCGAGCATCGTGTCAGATTCATGTTTTCAAGGAACATGGAGAACGCCTCGTCGACCGGGACGATGGCAAGAACATCGTTGACCCGTTCGGCCAAGGCGACGAGGAACTCAAGGACCGAGCATCCTCGCATACCGCCAGCCAACGAATATCCGGTTCGGCGTGTGTATGCATCACGTAACGACTCGCCGTCGGATATCCGATTCCGATCCATCATGACACTGGAACGGAATGGTATGGCTGCAAGAGACATACTGAGATCAACGTATTCGTCGAAATTCACACGATGGCGTAGCCATTGAATATACGATGCGCTGAAAAATGGCGATGAATTACCGGTCATTGACCTCCTCCATTTCGGCCGCTATAGTGGAATTGAACCTCTTTTTGGGTCGGTATGACTCCTCTTCAGGAATACCTAGCACATCGTGCTGATACGATCCGTCATGCCGGGTGATCTCGTAGTCGGTCTCCAGAATATCATTCCTGCACCACACAACGTTAGGATCACCACTCTGCGACAACCTTCCGAACCTGTTGAGCACGATGGTGTTGATGATGGCATCCGGGTCCTGAACGATCTCCATTCCTCGGGCAAGCACGTCATCGTCCACCCAGTAATCGAGATTCTCCGTATCGATGAACCACGGGGCGTTCTCGTGATCCTCTTCGGAGATCTGATAGCTCGATTCGTCATCATCGATGGACTGATGCCAGCGACGCGCCTTGATCGTCATGAGGATTGATTGCTCAATGCGCTCGTCCCCGTTCGCCTCGTCATACTGACGCTGTTCGTCATCGGTAAGGGGACCATCCCATCGCGGAACGCCGTCATCGATGATGATATTATCTCGATCGGACTCGTCGGAGTCGATGTCCACGGGGTCATCATCGAGCTCATCACCACGTTCATCGGGATCATCGAAAATATCCTTTTGTTCGGTGACTTTAGGATTGCCATACGTCTTGGCGGCCTTGACTGCCTCCCATTCCTTCTTCACCTCGATGATCTGATCGTCGTAGAAGTCAAGCTCCTCCTCCTTGCGCCTAATGGCCTCGTCGGTTGACCGCTTGACGTTGACGAACTTCTCATGGTTGTCTTTGAATTGCTGGTTAAGCTCATGCTTCTTACGTTCCAGATCGGCGATCTCTTGTTCGAGGTCCTTCAGTGGAATATATCGCTTGTATATACCGAAGTAGAATACAGCGGTCGCCGTCGCGGCACCAGCGGCGAATCCGCCCACTACAAACCCAATGGTCTTGAGATTCATGGATACTCCTTGATTAAACGAACGGGACGGCCATCATAAAGACGACCGTCCCGAAAATATCATCGATTAGATCTTATCGTAGATGATGCCATCCACGTTGAATGTCAGCAGGATGCCAAGCTTGCCGTCCCATGGTTCAGCGTTGCTATAATCCCACGGATCGTCGCTATTCACGCCGAACACACCGAAATCGACAAAGGGGCTCTGATGCTCATCATCGATGATCCATCCCAGGACTGCACCTTCCTTGCTATCCTCGATTCCAAGCATGCGATACACATCATTAAGGAACAGATGACCGTTGGCATAGAGCTGATCGTTCGCTTGGTGGAGAACCGAGCGAATATGCGCGATATTCTGATCAGGATTGGTCTTATCCCAATAGATTGAGTATTCGTCGAAATATCGGGACAGTCCTTCACGGTCGATCGTGTCCTTGTCGTAATGGCGAACGGTCTTTGTCTCTCCGGTCTCTTCGTCGGTGATTTCCTCTTCGACGATTCCCTGATAGATATCGCGCTCCTTGTCCTCTCCGAGCTGTTTGCGAACACGGCCTCGATAGTCGGAGAACTCCTTGGATACGGCCGTGAACGCCGAGGCAGCCGCCATGTACCGTCCATCCAGAATATGATGTGCGGACAGCACGCATCCGACGCTCAGGCCTGTCAGCAGGATCGTCGGCAGATATAGACGGGCGATCTCGGCTCCGGTCTCGACATAGACCATCGTCTTGTCGTGCTTCTGCGCCTTGTTGTCGTAGACGATCTCGTCGTCGTTTTCGGCCTCCTTGGCCTTCTTGGAAATATCCACCATCTTGTTCTGATGATGATCCATAACGGTATCCAGCTTCATCGTGGAATATACCGCGAAGCCCGTGGCGGCCACACCTGCGACGATGCCCACGCCGACGAGAATCTGCGGGGAATGCTTGTCAAGTTGCAGCAACGCCTTGTTGCCGAAACGTACGATGGTTTCCTTTACGCTCATGTTTATTCCTTTACGTTGAAATATGATCTCGGGGATCTCCGGAACGTCTCCGAGAATATTGTTCAGTATTCGAATGACCACGGTTCGTCGCTGGGACAGAGACGCGCCGTAGCCACACTGGTGCTTTTGTCGATGGTGATCTCGAAGATCGTTCCATCGTCTTCCAGCACTTTGACGCCGGTATCGTCATCGTTTACTCGATAGTCGAGAGCCTCCTGATCGATCTTGGAAAAATATCGACGGACGCGATCCTTCCAGATGCGGAGCGATTTTTGATCCTTATCCGAAATGCATCGCTTTTTATCGATGGAAAACAGACCCGTCTTTTCGAAGGTGCTGAACTCAGCCATGATGAGTCCTCCTGTATTCTCTGGCTCTGCGGAGAAGGTCGAGTTTTACGATGACCTGCTCGTCACTCATCTTATCGACCTTCATCTTCCACAAAGGATTGGAATGCCACGCTTCCAGAATATGCCGCTCTTCGGATGCGCTCATCGCAAGCTCTCGGTTCTCGGCATATTGAGGACATAGCCATCACGGCATCGTGCGATGCTCGCCCGTGCCAGATCGCTCCACCCAATGTCGTAATCGGTATATCTTGGGGATATACCGGATGCCTTGAGCAGATCCGCCACGCTGCATAGACCATACTGATCGATGGTATCCCGCAACGTGTCCATGACCGCCTCGGCGTCACGACGATCCCGGAATGTAATATCATCGAAGTCGTTACGGTTTCGGGCTTCGATCGCACGTCTTCCTGTTGAACGATCTCGACTCATCGATGAATAGCTGGTATATCCTCGATTTGCCGAGTTGTTTCTCGGACGAATCTCACCGAAAATCAAACGACTGAATCCCTGGGATACGGTGTCATAGAGCATGTCCTTGGCAGCCGGAATTATGACATCTTTGACGACATATGATGCTACGTCTCGAAGATCGCCGCCGAAAAATGTCTCGGCGACCTTCTGGACCTTGTTTTTCTTCGTTTGGACGACTTCGCCTTTTACGACTTTGTCGACGGTACTTGGTTCGCCCGTGTCCTGTTCAATCCCCAACGCTTCTCTCGAAACGTCGAAGGTCTCCTTGTCTACTTCCGCCATATGGAACTCCTTTCGAAAAATATGAGGAGAGGATCTCATGTGGATCCCCCTCCTCACTATAGTTTATGAGAATATCGCGATCAGCCCTTGACGTTCTGTAGCAGCGTGGTTACGAACGAATCGGCCACTCCATCTTGGGTGTACATCGAGAGCATGAGTTCACCATGGGCTTCGCTCTTGTGGAACTCTTCGATCTCCTCGGGCGTGGCGTGACGGAATCGAGGCACCATGCGACGTGCTCCGGTCTTCTTGTCGATCTTTTCCTCCTCATAGCGGAAGCCGTACGTCATGTCGACGAAGTTCTCCAAAGCTGTGGTCTTCACCGACATGTCGTCGGAGGAAAGGTCATCCGATAGCTTCTGGAGCTTACCGTTCTTCAACATATTGACGATATCGTTATTGTCGAGATGGAAGAGCAAGGTCTCGCTCTGCTCGACGCCATCGATGTCGGTGTAGGTGACGGTCTTCTTAATCATGATATGGTTCCTTTCTGGAATATATGGTTGTTATGGTTGAAAAATATAGGCCCATGTTTCCATGAGCCTATACGTCTATCAGTTTTCATCGGACGATTCGTCGTCCAATTCGAGAATGTCCTCGGTTTTGTTCTCGGTCTCCAGCCTTTGGTCATTCGCCTTGCGGATCGCGTTTACGACGATCTTCTGAGTCACCGATTTGGTCACCACAGTCAGCGCCGTTCCGGCTACCGTGACTACCAAACCAACGGCGATCTTCTTCGGATCGACATCGGCGTTCTTCGCAAGGTTCTTGACGATGGCATTACCAAGAGCGTCACCAAATGATTCCTTCATTGTAGTTCCTTTCGTTAATGAATCACTTCATTATATGACATGATTTCATCACGAATCAGTACCTGCGTGTCGTATCCGCCACCGGACTTGTGGAGAACCGCATGACCAGGCACGGGATGTTGTTATCGGAAAGCATCGATGAAAACGAAACATTGAGTCGGTCGTCAATGGTCCATCCGAGCTCCTCGCCGATCGGAGCAGGATCGAGACCGAGTTTGTCATAGAACTCATTGAGACTGACCCACAGGCCGGGACCGTTGATAAGCTCGTAGTTGAGATCATTCACGGCTTTGCGAATGGATTCCGGATCGGAATGGAAATATCGGTCCATGAGCTGATCGTAGCACAGAACATCACCGATTCCCGGAATCAGATCCTGATCGGATGGAGGGTTTTTGCAAATATGTTCCTTGGAGATCTCATCATCGATTTCCTGCGCCTTTTCTTTGCCGAGTTCCTCGACGATCTTGGTCCGGTATTCCGATGCGGCCTTGGTGGCCATGGTGTATGCCGATGCATAGGCAGCGATCTTTCCGGCCGAGATCTGATGATGGCCGATGACACATGCAATGGTCGCCCCGGCCATGAGGACCGTGGAAATATAACACGGCACGACGTGCTTGACGACTTCGCTCTTCGGCATATCATCATGCTCCATCTCGATCTCCAGCATGACGTCGCGGGCCTTGACGGCATCATGGGCAGCACATACGGCCGTACCTACAACACCGGCACAGGATACGACGGTCAGAATCGTACCCGCGTTGTGTTTGATGAAATCCTTGACGGATTCAAGATTCATTGGTTGCTCCTTTTGTTTTCATAAGTCATATCGCCGTAGAATGTTTTGGAAAATGATTCCTTGAGCATCGAACGAAACGCTTCTTTTCGTTCGCTTTTCGGAAGTGTTCTCAAATATCGACGATTCCTGAACAGCACCTGAACGGCTATGAATATGATCCAGGTCATGACGATAAAAGATCCGATCTTGGCTTTCATTGCAATCCTTTTAGAAAAATAAAGGCGCCACGTTTCCGCAGCGCCTTTACGGCATTGAAAAATGTCACTCCTCGACAGACGTGGAATCCACATCGTCGGAAGAGTCCTCGATGGCCTCCGGTTCGGTGACATCGATCAGTTCATCCGGTTCGCCGATGCACTTGACGACCGCCAAAGCCGTTACGGCTCCGACGACGATCGCGCCAACGGTGAACTCGTACTTGTGATCGACCACGAACTTCTTGGCCTTCTCGAACTGTTCTTTCATGATATTATCCTTTCCTAGAGGTTTGACTCTTCATCATATGCCATGTTTTCGCCGCGAAATATCCGACTGCGGAACTCCCGGACATGGCCTTCGATCCGATCGGCTTCGATGTCCGGTCGTCGGACCATGCCGATCCGCATCTTGCAGACATCTCGGAAACACATGTCGATCGATGTGAAGTCCATCGCATCGGCCTGCATGCGCCGATCGATCTCTTTGGGATCGTCTCCACGCATGAGCAGTCGCGCCTTCCGGACATCATTGGGCACGTCAAGATATATACCGAAGACGTTCTCGATCTGGTCATAGATGCGTAAATATGATTCCGGATCGATGACGGCGACACTATCCACCGCGCGATAAAGATCCGACCATGCGAATGCGTATTTCCACACGCCAAAGACGGTGGAATATGTCCGCACACAGGTCAGTTCCCCATTAAGAAACGCGTCCTCGAATTCGGCGTCGGTGACGAAATGATAGTCGACGCCTTCGATCTCGTTGTCCCGTGGAGGCCTGGTCGTATATGCGAGGATCTGTTCATACCCACGACACTCCAATTCCTTGGCAAGTGTGGTCTTTCCCGATCCCTGTGGACCGATGAGGAAAATATGGACATAATCGCTCATGATCGCCTTCTTTCTTTTCGGTCCGGTGTGTACGAAGAAATCGAAGTCTGCATCCGTTCCGCCGTAATAATGGTTGACGGTGAAATAGCACAGCAGTCCAGATTTGGTCCCGACCACCATATGGTTCCATCCATCAATTCGGAAACATAGCCGTTCGCTCCAATATTGCGGAAAATATCGTTCGAAGACATAATCGATCCTATACACGCATGGAGTCATGAGTTTCTTCTAAGGAAACGGAACAAGATCCAGATAAGCCACAACCCTCCGGTGAGACCGGTCAGGACTAGGTCCAACAGGAAGTTGAAAATTCCATATTTCTTTTTCATAACACAATCCTTTCGAAAAATATAACCCCATGTTTCCATGAGGTTATATCGTTGGTGTAATTGACATTACTTGCTTAAAGTGTTTGATGCAACGGCGTTGAAAGCATTAACGACAGTCATTTTCGTTTCATCATCGAGCGTCTTCAAGGCTTCATTAAATTGCATTGCGCATCCTATTGCGTCGGTGTTATACTGATCAATCCTTCCGGAACGATAGCCGGAACGATAGCAATATGCACCGAACGCAAGTGTGACGATTCCGCAAGCGCCGATAATCAAACCGGTCTTGTGCTCGTTGATGAACTGCTTGACGTTGTTCATCTTGTTTTCGTTGTCGTTCATGGTAACTCCTTACTATAATGAATTATCCTTCACTATAGTCCATGTTTCGGACGCGAGAAAATAAGAGCCCATGTTTCCATGGACCCTTATCCTGAATCTCCGTTCGTATTTGAACGTCTGTTGTCAGATCTTCGGCTTCGGAATGAAACTCAGCGCCTTTGTTGTAATGACGTGGTCGGTCTCGAATGCGAACATCAGTCCCAGACAAACCAACGTCCCTCCGACCCCGACGACCTTCGCGATCATGGCGTTGTGATCTTCGTTATACATCTTCTTCGCTTCTACCAAGACCTTGAGGTCATCGACGGCCATGCGGGCGTGATTGTCATCGACCGCTCCGTAAATATTGGCCAACGCTGCGTCGATATTGTCATCGAACGCCTTGTTGATGTTCCGATGCTGTGATTCGAACTTCATAGTGTTCTCCTTTGTTCGGTTGCTTCACTATAAGGCATGTTTTGGGCGCGAAGGCCAAAAATTAAGAGGCCATGATATGATCACGACCTCTTAACCTTATGGAAAGGAAATATCACTTATTGGCGATATACTTGTTGTACTGCTTCGTGCTGATGCCCAGGATGATACCCAGGAACCAGTCCACGGCCATCACGACCGCCAGCACGACCTCCGCGTACGGAAGTCCGGTTGCGCCGGCGATGATGGCGTACAGCACGCCAAGACCGGGCAGAATATACTGCACGATCCACTTCATGATGTCGTACGTCTTGTCCGACATGAGCAGCGGGATGATCTCCTGCTGGACGAAATCGGGATCGAAGACCTCATCGGTCGACTCCGGAGGAGTCGGTTCGGTATTCTGATCTGTCATCTCTCCTCCTTTCTTGTTTCAACGATATCGAGCGGAAGCTTGTTGACCTCTTCGGCGACCTTCTTGGCGTAGCCGTTTCCACCCATGGCGCTGTATGGGTAATAGAGGTAGTGATTGAATTCATCGAGGTCATCGAGAGTGATGCGGTTCTGCTCCAGATAATGCTTGCCGACCTCCACGATCTTGGCGTGGGCAAGACCTCGCACCATCTTCTCGATGGCCTCGACGCGTTCGTCCTCCGAATCGTCCTTCTTCTTGCGATTGTTGATGACCGTGGTGACGAACGCCCAGAGTCCAGATGAAGCGAACACTGAGCATACGACGGTGACGATCGTCTGGACCCATGGGTTCATATCGATTCAGTCACCTCCGCATCAAACGGTCAACGTGGTCGACCACTTGGTGAGACTCTCCTTGATGCGCTTGCGTTGCTCTGGAGTGGCGTCCCTCCACATGGTTTCGACGTCCATCTTGAGGTGGTTGAGCTGCTCGTCCGGGGTCATGGTCGTCATGTCGCCATGCTGGAGCGTACCGCCATCGGAGCCCATGTCACCGCCCCAGTCGCGACGTTCGTTGCCGGGATATCGGCGGCCCACCGTGTTCCCGCGACGAAAACGACCGGACGACGTGCGATTGCGGTTCGGCATGTCGTCATGCTCGATCCATTCCTCGTCATCGTCTTCGTCCTCGTCGCGGTCTTCTCGATCGTCGCCTTCCTTCATGGCCTTGACGACGGTCTTGTAGTAGCAGGCCTCCCAGCAACACTTCTCCGCTTCGGCCAGGTGATGGATCATGTTGATCATCATGTCCATGCCCTGGACGTCCTGGATGGTGCTGCGTTCGACGTCGAGATCGTCCATCTTCCCGCGGACCTTGCGCATGAGGGAGTCCTTCATGTCGCAGATGCCGTCGAGATCCTTAGTCATATGCGTCATGGCAGCCTCCTTATGCGATCCTGCGAGCGGTGAATGCCGCGTTCGCGTCGATGGTCACCGGTTCGGTTCCGGTGTTGGTCACGGACAGCGTGACGTCCTCGCTTGGGCACACCTTAAGATATGTCCGGGCTGCGAGGTTCTGGTACGAATTGGCGGTGCCGATGGTCTCGATCATCGCAGTCTCGGCCAACGGGGTGCCGTCGATGGTCATCGCCAGCTGGACCTCGGTTCCCGCGGTGCCACTGGTGACGTTGCCGTTGAAGCTCAGATCGAAGATGCTCGCCTGGCCGCATCGGTTCCCTCGGCCACGCAACCGAACGGCTCCGGACCCCTGGCGATGATACTCGGACCCGCCGCAGCCGTTGCGGTCGCATCCGGTGTGGACCACCGTCAGGTTGAAGGTAACAGTCCCGCCGACGGGGATAACCTCCACGGCGGAATTCGACAGAACAATCATCGGTTATACCTTCTTTCCGTGGCTCAGCAGCCGCAGGACTGATAGCAGTTCTGCTGGCCACCGTAGTAGCCGTTCGGGTTCGGCACCGTGTAGGCCGGAACCGGAGCCGGGGTCTTCAGCTGGGCGACCAGATATGCGTTCTGGTTGGACTGGGAGGCCGACAGGTTAAGGGCGTTCACCTGGGAACGCAGCTCCGCGATGGTGTTGTCCTTATCCTCCATACGGTAGGCCACCAGTTCGTCATGCAGCTGACGGTAGTTGGTATTTTGATTCTCGGTGATATCGCGAGCCGCGTTGGAGATCGCCGTGGTTACCGCGTTGGTGCTGGTCGCCATGTTGTAGTTCACGCCTGAAATGGCCTCGCGGTTCTGGCAGCAGCAATCGGCCAGCTGCGCCTGAGAAGGATCAGGCTGCGGTGTCTGCGGCATGTAGGTCTGCTGCGGATTATATCCGAACGTCGGCTGATAGCCCTGCAAATTGTATGGACCTACCGCCGTAGGGCCCTGAGAATACATGGGGCCGTTGTACTGAGGCATGGGCATGATTGACTCCTTTCGATGTATCCTTTATGCGTATAAAAGAACTCTCCTCCGGGCGTCTGTCGAGGACGGGAAAGGATGAAAAGCCCGTCGCGGAAGCGCTCGGAGGAGGGAAATATCATCGGACGGATCAGGTCAGATTGAGATCGTCGCCCGAGGTGCCCGAATCCACCGGTGTTCCTGGAGCACCATATTTACTCCGCCATGTGATGACCGAAGAGATGCTCTTGAGTTCCTCGGCTGACACGGTCTTGCTGATCAGGATATCCATGTCGGTGAAGGTCACTTCGGTCTCCGTCGGCTTGACGTATTCGGCGCGGAGACTCTTCGAATAGTCCATCCAGTACTGGGTGAACGTGGAGTCGTCGTTCTTGATCTCATGATCGTAGACCATACCGAGACGAAGAAGACGATCCATGATACTTCCGATTTTGGGACGTAAATCAAGGGTTGCCATTATGTTCTTCCTTTCATAATCTGGTTTGCAGTAGTGCGAAATTCACTCTCATAGGCGCATGGACACTACCTTTGGACGCGTCTAAATTAATGTTCCATCCATCCGGCGTGTAGTCTACGCTAACGATGTTGAGCGGGTTGGCGTTATAATCCCCGTTGATGGAGATAAGTATGTCGCCTGTATGATATCCCCCGTAATTGGCTTCGATCTCCGATCGCGGAATGAAGCAACATCTAGTGCTACCCGGGGTGATCACTTTCGATCCGAAATGGATTCCGGTAACCAGTCCTCCCTTTGCGGATCCCATGAAATTCAGACCGTCCTGGACGTTCAACCTCTGCGTCATGGTGGCTTCCTGCTCGAACTCGGTCTTCCATCCGATGTTGAGCCGATCATCGGCCGAACTCGTGGTTCCAATCCCCAGACCTCGACCATTGGCTCGGATATCGAGAATATACGTGGATTTGGGAAGAGATTTCGAGACGATCGAGGACAGGTGCTTGTCGGTGACCTTCACCTCGACCATATACGAACTGCTTTCAGAAATCCCCGGATATACCTTGCTGAAGGTCCCGCTTTTTCCGCTGATCGTATTCGAATCTGTGCTGGCTTCTCCTCCGGTTGGTGCGATCTTGACGACCAGATTCTGTCCCTGGTTCGAACTATCGTTCGTATCGCTCGTGCGCCACGAACAAGAAACCTTAGCGTAGGTTCCCCGGCTGGTTATGTTTCCGGAGGCGTCGCATCGATCGACCGACAGGTCGGCGATCGTGGGCGGCACGAACGACTGCTTCCATATCGCGTAGAACGTAATGTTCTGATCCAGACCGTATTTGCTTCCCGGCTGGTATTCGACTGGACCTGACGCCGACTTCGCCCATCCCTGGAATTCGTAATTCGGTCTCGTTGGCTTGGTTGAGGATAGGATGAGAACCTCGCCGTACCATTTCGTCTGGTTTCCGGGGGCTCCGCTTCCTCCGTTAGCATTATAGCTCACCGTATGCGATGGTTTCGCGCCGATCGAGATGGTGCCGTTGGCGGAACTCGAACCCGCGGCGTATCCGTTGATGTTGATGTATCCAGAACACGACACGTTCTGGGCGCTACGGCCCTTGGTGATCCACACTTCCTTGGCGGCGATGTTCTGCTGGCCGTTCGGACCGACACTGATGCCTCCGCCCGTCGACGCGGAGGCGGTTTGTCCGGCGACAGTTGCGCCGAAGTTGCCGGCGAGACCATTGAATTGCCAATTGTTCACCGCCTGGAAATATACGGTGGAACGGACCAAGGCCCCTCCGTTGTCCTCTCGAACGATGACGTAGTTCAGGTGACATCGCCAATTGTTGACGACGCCACCGTAGGCATCTGCCATGGTTCCTCCTTTAGATATGAGTCAGGCTGAGGCTGCCGTCCGAACGAGGGATCCACACGAAGTTGCCCATAACGAGCTCGTTATTGATTGTGGCGTTGTTGATGTTCAGACGATCATTGCTCACGTAGGCGACCTCGCTGTCGTTCGAGACGAATGACAGTTTCTCGTTGGTCAGTCGAACCTTGCTGCTGCTCGAACTCGCTCCGAGCTCCAGCAACGGATCTCCAGACGTGGTCTGTTCGAACCTCATATAGGCTGATCGGGTTTCGATCTCCTCGTCAAGACGATTGGAAACCGAACCGATCGATGTATCCACATCCTCCAAACGATCCGTGACTGCGGTCTTCGTGTTCTGAAGTTCGGTGGCCACCGAACTGATCTGGCTGACGTTGGATTCGATGCTCACGGTCAGGCTGTCCGACGTCTGTTTGACCTCGGACTTGGTAGCGTAGGTCGCCGATACATCCAACGGCGATGCCGACCAATCCGATGCCTTGTTGCCACGTTCGATCATGACGCCGCATACATCGCACGACTCCATATCGTTGTCGTTACGCAGCAGCATGTACTTGTCGGTGGATGTGCCACCGGAAGGCGCCGTCTGGTAAACCACGAAATATCGCTGCCATGACGACGACACGGTCATGTTCCATGCTCCATTGCTAAAGGCAGTATTCCCACTGCCATTTGACGCGGATACCGCCTTTGCAGCGATATAACCACTTGGTCCGTAGAAATACGCACGAATCTTTCCGGATCCCTTCGCCCAGAACGACAGGGTGTAGTATTCGGAATGTTTAACGTTCGTGACCAGATATTCGCAAACAATCATATTGGTTTCGTCGCTCGATATGATGTTGCGTACCGTCAGGCCCTTATACGTTCCGTTGGTCCGATTAACGTAATTCTTAAGATATCCCTCCTCGGTGGAGGAGACTCCGTTACGCCCGAAAGCCTGTGTGTCACGGGCGATGTTCGTCCCACCGACCTGAAGGTTGTTGAACTCGTTCTTCGTCGCATACGTCTGGCTCACCGTGCTCGTGATCGAGTCCGTCGCCGCGGTGATGTCGGACTGCGTGGCCAGAGCCGAACCGTGCTGACCGTTCTTGTACTCCTCCACCACGCCGAGGCTGACGGTACGGGCCGTCTGGTCGACGTAGGATTTCGTGGAATAGGTCTTGGCGGCTTCAGCATCGGTGAGAAGATCCTCCGGTGCTGGAGACCAATCAGTGGGTTTGGCGCCGACTTCCAACTTAATGTCAGTGAAATAAATATTCTGAACTGAATCCGTTTTGTTATATCCAACCATGACATTAAATTGTTCGCAATTTTTCAGAATCGCAAAAGTGTAAACGATTCGTTTTGGATCGCTCCCCAAAGTGTCATCCGTATGCCAAAATTGGTCGAGTATCTGTTCGTTGGACAGGCACATATGAATCCCAACCGTGAATTTCGACGAGGAGGAATCGCCGGCATAGGCAAGGCACGAGAACGTATATGATTCTCCGCCATGTATGGTTTGTGAAGCCAACGTTCTCTGTTGATATCCTTGATATCCGTTATATGCTTGTTTGCTCGTGACGATATGTGCCCATGTCTTTGAGTTGATCGTAACGATTTCTCTAGTGGATGGCGAACCCCAGTTTGACCAATCCGAACAACTGTCGCTGAAATTGGAATTCCTGATCAGATTCGTCCCACCGATCTGGAGATTGTCGAACTCCGTCTTCGTGGTATACGTCTCCGACACGGTGGTCTTGAACGAGTTGATGTTCTGTTCCAGCTCGGACTTCTGTGACAGGGCGTCCGTCTTCGTCTGATAGTCGCGGGACACGCTGGTTTTGAATGAATCCAACGACTGCTCCACACGGGAGGATTGAGACAGGGCGGAATTGGCGGTGGATTCAACGGAATTCAGATCGGTGACGTCCTTGAGGGAGATATCATCGACATCCCATGTTCCTGGATTTATAAATGCGATTCGGGCATGGATGAACTTGATATCGCTGGAATTGACAGTTCCTTCAATTTCCTTGTAAACAAAATCATCAACTATACCACTGCCGAAATCCGAGGTTTTCAAGTCTAATAGATGTACTCCGTCGCTAGACTTCTGCAATCGTAAACCGCCAATAGGAGCTGTACTACCGATCTGCTTCCTTCTGAACCAGCAGCTCATTCGATACGTATGTCCGACGATTGCTGGTATCATATAAAAAGATCCATCGGAATTTATTTGATCTAGATTGTTGCCTGTCGTCCGAAGATAGTATTTTCCGGAATGCGGAGAATCAGTGCCAATAGAGTACGAATTGTTTGTCATTGCCCATTTGGACGTCGTTCCAGTTTCGAACCCTCCGTTCAACACGAGTTCCTGACCCGTGCTCTGCACCAGATCCACGTCACCCTGCACCTGCGTGATGGTGCTTGACACCGAATCGACCTTCTGCGAGACCTGAGAGATCGTGGTCACCGCGCCGTCGAGCTTCTTAGCCTGCTCCGTCACCGTGGTCTGAAGGCCGTTCGCGGTCTGCTCGACGGTCGTGGCCTTGCTCAGGGCGCTGTTCGCCGTCGTGGCGACCTCGGAGACCGATGACTTGATCGAGTCCGTGGTCTGCTTGACCTCGGTCTTGGTGGCGTAGGTGGCGGGGATGTCCGTCTTCAGCTGAGTGACCTCGTCGGACACCCCTTCGGCGGTCTGCTGCGCCTTGGCGGCGTCGGCCACGGCCTTGGAGATATCTGTGTCCTTGATGAGGGACCACGAGTAGTTCCTTCCGTCGGGTGAACCGAACCGATACGAATATCCGGTGTCGGAATCGTAGTAGATGTCTCCGGAATGCTGGGACTTGAGCTCGGCGGTGGTCCAGTCCGAGGCCGGTTTGTTTGACAGTGTCGGGACCCCGGAACCCATCCACGTCTGGACGGCGTTGTTGGCGATGTTCTCCAGCGCCTCGACCGTAGCCTTGGTGGCGTAGGTGGCCTCGACGGTGCTCGTGATCGACTGACTCGTCTGCTCGACCAGGCTCTTGGTAGCATACTGCTCCGCGATCTCGTCGGTCGTCGAGTAGTTCGTCTCAAGCTCGGTCTTCACGGCATTCGCGGTCTGCGAGGCGGTGCTCGACTGGGTGAGGGCCGACTGGGCGTCCTGATAGGCCGACGTCGCCGTGGTCTTCGCCTCGGTCGCCGTCTGGGATGCCGACGTGGAGACCTGCAACGCCTGATCGGCCTTGGTGGCCGCGTTGGACACCGTGGTCCTCACCTCACCAAGATCCGTGGTGACCTGTTCGACCGTGGCCTTGGTTCCGTCGAGATCCGAAGCGAGATCGGCGGCCTTCTGAGTCACGACGTCCACATCGGATTGGACATCGGACACGGATTGCTTCACATTTTGAAATTCCGTCTCGGTCGAGGAGCGCAGTGAATCGATGTCGGACTTCGCGGACTCGATCTCCGAGTTCATGCCCTCGATGCGTTCGTTGACATGGCCGATCTCCTCGGTCGCGTCGGCGACGCCCTGCTGCATCTGTTCGAGCTGCTTCTCGTACTCGGTCTGGGTGTCCTTTATGGAGTCGATTTCCTGCTTATTGGAGTTGGCGGTCTGCTGCGCGTTGTTTGCAGTGTTTTGAGCATTATCGGCCGTGTTCTGCGCATTGTTTGCAGTGTTCTGAGCGTTATCAGCCTTCTCCGAGGCGTCGTTGGCCACCTGTTCGATGTTGCCAATCTGAACCGCCTGATCCTTAGTCGCCTGATCAAGCGCGCCGACGGCGTCCAGCGAATGATTGATGTTCGCATTCAGCTCCTGGACACGTTTGCTCTGCTCTCCGGTCAACGTGTTGATCGGTATACCAAACGTGTAGGTGGTTTGGCTCGGATCGCTCACGTCGATGTCCATGGAATTGAGCAACATGTACTCATCGATACCATGAGGTACGCTTCGGATTCGCACCAATTGGCCGGGGACCAATGGCGTATTTCCCTCCTGATACAGAGAAAGATCAATGGCTTTGACCTCGATCGTGGGAAGGATCTTGGATTTGGCTTTCAGATCGGAAGCCGCCTTTTCGACGAGTTCGTTAACGTCGGCAACTTCGCCGAAATCCTCGGCGTATTCGACGTATCCGTACTTTTCGACAGCCTCCTGATTGTACAGGACATCGCCCTTCTTGATCAGTCCGGGATACGGACTCTCGTTGTCGGGAAGTCCGGTAAGGTCGATATCGGTGCTCGATTCGGCTCCGTCGTCACTATTCGTGTTTACCGTTGCCGAAGGACGAATCGCGGTATAAAAATCCGATAGATCCACCGATTTGGTGAAGTCCAGAATGTTAACGCCGAAGTCGACGATCTGGGCGTTGACGTCGACACATTCCGAGAACAGATCGATGTATCGTTTGTTCCCGGAATGCCGTACGAACAGATAGCCTCCAAACTGATTCAGGATGACATCGGTGATTTCATCAGCGACCGTCGGAAAATCGGAGCTCTCGACCGATATCTGATTCGACGTGGAAAGAACCGCTCCCTCGTTCTTACCGACGAGGAACTGTTTCGACGAATCCGCATACTCGTTGTACTGACTGATGTAGAATTCGAACATCCCGTCGATGCTTTCCGGTGCGTATAGGACACCAGATCCGTCTTCGGGATCCCTGATCGTGGAATAAGGCCTAAGACATACGTCGCCAAGATATGACAGGCATCCGCTGCACGTTACCGTTCGTGTTCCATCGAAGTCGTCGTCATAGCCGGAAATATAACCATCGAAGAGAATGGTGTTGTCCTGCATGACGAAGACCTGATCGGACAGGCTCCGAACCTGGATGTCGTTATACAGTGGATGATTCGGAGCCATCGTGAATGAACAGTCCCCAGACGCGTTGATCTGGGCCGACAACGAAATATCCGAGAGCTTTGCCTCGTCCGAAAACGGATCGTGAAGATACCGCGTTCCATACTTGACGACGTACATGTCAATTCACCTTTCCGACGGCGAAACAGTAGAGCCAACGAGTAAGATTCTGATTGGCGTTCTTATTGATGTAGCAGTCCACACGAGTGGTGTTAGCTTCCACATATCGGAGATAGGCGTCGTTTCGTCCGGAAACACCACAGGTGATCGCCACCACCGGAGCGCTGGAGAACGCGAACGGAAACTGGAAACCGCTCTGAACCGCTCCAGAAGCCGTCGTCGCTGCGAAATTGATTCGCGCCCAGCACTCGGCGGTTCCGCTTTTATACTTTCGATAGAACCAGTTTCCGGACTGCCCTTGCTCAATTATGTAGTCGACGCCAAGCTGATCGAGGATCTTGAAATTATCGTTGATGGGCGTCGGATCGACGAAATCGCTCGGATCGATGATTGACAGATTCATATTTTCGGTAATGTTGGCCATTACAGATCCTTCCACTCGTAGGAGAGATATACGATGTATTTTTCGAATTGATCCGAGGACATGTCCTCCGGAATCCAGTTGAGATCAGACCACGGCGTCTCGGCGAATTCGGTCCACGTCCTACCGTAGAGCTCTCCCCACTTATAAGGAATCTCATTCGCGTTCATACCGAGCATCGCCAACGAATCCCAACGCATGTCCGAGACTTCGGACCATCGTTTCGGACTCTCTCCGCCTTCGGTAAGCATCGACCACGACGTTCGGTAGAGACGCGCGGAGTTGATGTATAGATTGTTCATGCCTTCGGTGAACAGCACGTCGTTCAGACGCCATGTTCCGGCGGGAACGAGGGTCTCGGTTCCATTCCAGGACACGACAACCGGATTCGAGCATTCGATGACCGGACGAATCGGCTTTCTTCCACTCTCGAAACTGTACATATGTCCACCGATGGCGTTCATCCGATATACGCGATCAGCCTTGGATTTGTATGGATCAGCGTCTATCGAGATGTCGACGAACCCGACCAGGCCAGGATAGGCGTAGTACGACGAGGTATAACTGCTCACGGTGAACCGACCGTGATAGGTATAGTCGGGGTCCATGGTAAGCTTGTAATCGAACGACTTACCGTGAAGGAAATTGCTGATCTGGGTTTTGCGCTCCTCGAAGTCGTCGATGTTCGCTATCAGAAAAGTAAATTCCTGGCTTCGGTTGGAATACGCCACATCCCCGGTCAGAGCGGTGGTCAAATCGATCGAACCGTCCGATCCGGGGATGTCGAGCGTATAGATTTTCGGTTCCGGAGGCGATAGAGTATACCCATCCAACAGAATCATTCCGAAACGGGTCGCCAGATCAACGCCATTCAGGATGATGGTGTTATGAGGCAGGTCTGGGTAGCTCATGCCAACCGTCCTTTCCTTGACAATGCTCCGAGTTTCTGATTCATCGGCTTGGCGATGGTGCTGGCCAGTTTCTTGCCGTCGACGTACACGGCCGTTTCCTGGCCGGCAATCGAATCGTTGTATCGCGAAAGATCGCTACGAAGATCCGATAGTTCCTTTGCATTCTTATCGGTTGCGGAAATCAAACGATCGAACATCCTAGCCTGATAATCTCCACCATTTTGACGATCCAAACGACCGATGAAATCAATATCGGCCTTGATCGGATTTGTCGACATGTTGAGCATGGAAGACAAGTCGGATGTCTGACGTCTGACCATGGATAGATCCATTACCGGACGAATTGACGGATCGGAAATACCTGACGTGTCGAGCTCGTTGAAGCCGTTTATAACCGACTTGGCCATTCCGTATCCGGACTTTCTAACATCGGTTGCCATTCCGTTAACCGTGTTAACAAATCCATCAACCGTCATTTCGCCGATCCATCCAAACACCTTCGAAGGCGAATGAATGTCAAGCGCTTCCTTTGCTGCTGAGGACGCTGCGTTTGCGAGTCGTGCAGCAGCTTCGGCTGCGACAGTTATCTGAGAACTGATGCCCGATGCGAATCCCTGAGCGACATAGGTTCCAGCAGAATAGAACGAACTTCTAAACGATCGAATGCTTGAAGCCGCGGAACTGATCGTCGAATTGAACATGGTCGGAATCTGATTCAGACCGGTCTTCAAACCATTAGTCAACGATTCAGTTACCTGCTTGCCAGACGAAAGGAATTGAGGCGCAGAAGATTGAACCGAAGAAGCCCCCTGAGTGAGGGACGAACGAACGGTATTGGAAAATATCGTCAGCTGGCTTCTTGCGATCGACGTCATTCGGTTGAACGCAGCTCCGATGGCGCTTGATCCGATCGAAATCATGCTCGCACCCGAGGATACCGCATTTGATGCGGAACTCATATTCGAAGAGACGATCGATCCGAGTCCCGAAATTGCAGTGGTTATCTGGGTGCGAAGCGACGAGAAGGCCGATCTGATAGCGGCGGCATTGGTCGACACCGTATTACCCAACGTGGTCATGGCAGAACTCAACTGAGTTGCGAACGCCGAAACGTCAGTCGGTAATGTGTTGGTATTCAGAGAACTTACGAACGTCGAAATCTGGGTCGATATATCAGACAGGTTTACCGCCGACAAACTAGTTGCCGCCGTGGCAATGGCTCGAATCCCGGAAGCGGCATTCGACATGGATTCCGCGATTCCGGATCCGATACCAGTAAACGCCTTCACGCCATTGGCAAGAGCGGTAAGATTACCTTGAATTCCTCCAGGAACCTCAACGCCATTCCATTTCTTGACGTCCCCTGCCAGTTGTCCCAAGGGGCCAATGACGGCATTCATCGACCATCCACCGACGAATGCAAGCGAGAACGCCTTCACACCATTGGCAAGAGCGGTAAGATTGCCTTGAATGCCACCGGGAACCTCAACACCGTCCCACTTCTTAACGGCCCCTGGCAGTTGTCCCAAGGGGCCGATGATGGCATCAATCGACCAGCCGCCGGCGAATGCAAGCGTGAATGCCTTCACGCCGTTCGCAAGAGCGGTAAGATTGCCTTGAATGCCACCGGGAACCTCAACACCGTCCCACTTCTTAACGGAATCGGCGAGCGCTCCAAGCGGACCGACCACGGCGTTGAGCGACCATCCACCAGCAAAGGCCAGTGTGAACGCCTCGACTCCATTGGCCAATGAGCCAAGCTGCGTTGCGATATCGGTCGGGAACTCGATCGTCGACCACTTGGCCACCGCATCAGCGAGGACGTTCATCGGCTGGGCGATGTTGGCAACGGTATCGCTGCCCCATCCAGCCATCGTGAACTTGCCTACGCCATCGGCGATCCTTCCGAGCTGATCGGCCAGATCGTCCGGAACGGCCACACCTTCCCACTTCTTAATGGAATCAGCGAGCGTTCCGAGCGGAGCGGCCATCTGCTCGATGGCACCGGCACCGAATCCGGAGAAGGTGTTGAGCAGGCCGCCAAGCGCGGTCTCGCCCATCGCGGCGCCCATGGCCGTCAGACCCCTACCGATCTCATCCCAATTGAATTCGGCGAACTTACCGAATGCGGTCGCCAGATCGATCAGGCCCTGTGAAGCGAGTGTAATCGTACCGGCACCCATCAGACCAGCGATTCCGGTCAGGGCACCCGTCGCTCCGGATATGGCGGCGACCTCGCCCATGGCGCCGCCCATGGCAACAAGGCCGCGTCCGATCTCGTCCCAGCTATACTGAGAGAACGAATTGAACGCTTGGGCAATCTCGTCAAGACCTTGCACGGTGAGGTTGATCGTGCCGGCTCCGATCAATCCGGACAAACCAGCGAGTTTACCCAATGCACCGCTAACGACCGCGACCTCGCCGAGAGCGCCGCCCATGGCGGTAAGGCCGCGTCCGATCTCGTCCCAGCTATACTGAGAGAACGAATTGAACGCCTTGGCGATATCCCCAAGACCCTGAGCAGTAAGAACTATGGAGCCAGATCCGATGATTCCGGACAAACCAGCGAGTTTACCCAAAGCGCCGGATATGACGCCAACCTCGCCGAGAGCACCACCCATGGCCGTCAGACCACGTCCGATTTCGCCCC